AGACGACCCTGCCGTAAGTTCTACATTGAAAGCAAATTGGTTTAATGCCCCTGTTGTTCAGACTGCAAGCGATGATTCTGAATTGACTGTAACTGCATCTTATGCAAACGGAAAAGTTACATTCACAGGTGCAAAGGAAAGCGGTGCTTCTTTTGTATTCGCTAGCGGTTCGGTAATTGACGGACAGACAATCGGTGTTCTTGATGAAAATGGTGCATTGGTTGACGGAACTTATGAAGCAGGCACAACCGCTTCGGCAAGTCCGACAATCGTATTCACACCATCGGCAGAAGCTGAAACACCTGTTAGCGGTTTCGTAACAAGCGGACTGAAAGACAGTTTCGGAGTTGGTGCAACACCAATGATTGATTCTAGCCTTTAATCAGTAAGTTTGCGTTTTATCCCTAGTTGGTGTATACTTGCGATATACCCGCTAGGGATTTTTTTTAGAAGGAGATAAAAAACAAATGGGAAAAGAACTCGACAACGTAAGGGGCGAAAAAATCACACTTTCTGTAAAGGGTGAAGAAAGAGAATTGAAGTTTGGTTTCAAGGTATGGGCTAAACTTGAAGATGAAATGGGCGGTTTGAAAAATCTTGAAAAGTTGGAAAAGCAGATTGAAGAAAAGCCGTTTAATACACTTCCGCATTTATTCTATCTTGCATTGATAGATAAAGAAGGTGTTTCCGAAGATGATGTTCTTGATGATTACGGATTGACAGACATTGAAGAACTTGCGGAAAAGTTTAATAAATTGGTTTATGGGTCATTACCCGTAGACGAAAAAAAAGCGGTGAAGGAAGCGAAGAAATAAACGAATTTCCTTATGCCTATTTAATTACTGAATGTCTTTTAATGGGCATAAGTGAATCGGACTTTTGGGAATCCACACCACGAAAGATTTTAGCTTTAATAGACCAGAAGAAAGAAATTGAAAAAGCGAAAGTAAAAAATCAAGCGATATATATTGCTTGTATGGTATGGGGCAAAGACCCCGATGAAATGGAAAAAACTGATGGACCTGTTGCGGGTCGGGATATGCCGATTAGCGAAGGTGCATTAAAAGGCTTGATGTTGTAGGAGATTTGAAAATGGCAGATTATAACTTGAAAGCGGAAATTACGGCAGATGCTAGCGGATATGAAGCAGGAGTAAAGAAAGCAGAAAAAGCAAGTAAAAAACTGTCAACTACAATATCGGGTGTTATAAAAGGGCTTGGAAAAAACGGGCTTGTCGGTGCATTGGGTGCGGTTGGCTTGGCTTCGCAGGGGCTTTCTTCAACACTTGGAACAGTTGTAAAAGTTGCCCGCAAAGTTTCGCAGACTGTAAATGAATGCACAAACGCATATAAAACACAACTTATCGCAGAAAGAGAACTTGATACTGCAATTCAGAATAACCCATTCGTTACGGGGGCAAGTGCTGATGCCTTGAAACAGTTTGCAAGTGAAATGCAGAAGGTTTCAAATTATGGCGATGAAGAACTTATTCCTATGATGGCAAATCTTGTTTCGCTTGGAAGAACAGAAGCCGAAACAATGCAGATTATGTCCGTCGCTATGGATATGTCCGCAGGAATGGGAATCAGCCTTGATTCTGCTATTACTCAATTAAACGCAACACTTAATGGAAATATCGGAAGGTTAGGACAACAGAATGCAGAATTAAAAAATCTTTCTGATGAAGAATTAAGAAGTGGAAGGGCGATAGAAATCCTTGGCGAAAAGTTCAAGGGGTTATCAAGTGTGACTGCCGACACTTCAAAACAGTTACAGAATATAAAAGGCGATTTCAAAGAAGCATTAGGACAGTTCACCCTGCCTAGTTCGGATATGTGGAATAAGTTCTGGGCGGGATTTTACACAAGGGGCATTGAAGCTATAAATAAAATTAATGCTTTTATGGATTCGCAGATTATCGGAAAGAAACTTGCGAATGCAATTACAGAACAGATTGCAAGAATTAATCCTGCGGATATTGGCGGAAGGGTAGATTACACAAGAAGCGTTCTCAAAGTAATTGGCGATGATGAACTCGAAGCACTTAAAAATTATTTAAGCGGATTAAAGAAACTTAGTGCGGAACAAGAGATTATTCTGAAACGAATTAAAGCGGAAGAAGATTCACGTTATCAGAGTACACTTAATGCAAAGGCGGAAGCAGAAAAGGCAAAGGAAAGGGCAGATGCTGAAGCACAAATAACCGCAGAATTACAGAAACAGGAAGAACTCAACAAGAAAAAAACTGATTGGGCTAGTAAACTTCTTGACCAAAGAATTGAAATGCTTGAAGCCGAAAGAGATAGAGCAATGCAGTTGGCGGAAGCAGAAGGAAGGGAAACTTATACGATCTGGAGAGATTACAACGAAAAAATCCTTGAACTCAAATTAGAAAAGCTTGAAAAGGAAAAGGAAAAAGCCCTTGCAGAAGAAGGATTGACCGCAGAAGATAAAATTGCGATTGAAGAATATTATAGCGGAGAAACAAAAAAGATTTACAATGAATTGGGAGATTATAAAAAGAAAAAAGGAAAGGAAGAAGAAAAAGACTTGAGGGAAAGCTTGAAAATAATGCTTGCTTATATGAAGCAGTTTGCACAGAATGTTGCAAGTGTATTTTCTAAAATTGCAAGTACCATTAAAAATGTATTTTCTGCCGTTGGAAATATTTTCACAAAGGTTTTTGAGTTCAATCCAGATGAAGCACTTGATAACCTGTTGAAATTTGAAGATTCTGTTTTGACGTTTTTTGTGGAAACCGTTCCGAAGTTACCGCAATTCTTTGCAAGTGCTTTTGAATCAATTGCAACTCTGATTAAGTCAGTAATGAATATTATTGATTTTGAACAGATTGCAAGTATTATCGGAAATATTGCGGGCGGTCTGTTTGATTTGATAACAGAAATCACAAAAAATATAAATGCAAATTCGGGCAAGCTTATGAAAGGATTAATTGCAATTGTGAAAGCATTAGTACAGGGGCTTGCAAATTGGATTGAATCGGGCGGGTGGAAAGAATTTCTTGATTTAATATTGCTTATTCAAACATCGCTTGAAACTGCTATAACAGAAAATATTGATGAATTTGTTGATACTGTTGCGAAGATGTTGCCAGATTTAGTTGATATGCTGATTAAATCAATCGTATCTGCTAGCCGTACACTTGGCAAGATTTCAAAATCTTTACTGCCGTTGATTGCAAAAATCATAACTGCAATTATTAATGTAATTACAAGTAATGAAGTTGTTCAAGCAAGTATTGAAGCCGTTGAAGGTCTGGTTGAAGGCTTGATTCCTGCAATTGTAGAAATAATGGTAAACGCACTTCCAACATTAATTAATTTCTTCTTGATTAAATTGCCAAGTTACACCCCGCAGTTATTAGGCGGTATTATAAACGGATTGATTAAAGGAATTGAAAAACTTGATTTCGGGCAGTTGGTAGATTCATTCTTTAATGGATTTATAAACGCATTTTCAAATTTCAGTTCGGGCGGTTTAAGTAGTGCATTAGGAAATCTGTTTAAGAAAGTTTTTTCGATTGAATTCTTTGTTGATACTATGAAGAATCTAGCAAGTGCCTTAACTGCATTGATTGTAAATGCAATTAAAAGTCTTGATATAAGAAGCCTTTTAGGTTGGGGCGGTGGTGGTTCAAGCGGTGGTGGATTTGACCCGCTTGATATTGTAGACCCTGTCGGAATTAGGCACATATTCGGTTTTGCAAATGGTACGAATGCAGTTCCGAAAGGCTTGGCAATGGTTGGTGAAGCAGGACCAGAACTTGTGAAATTCAGAGGTGGTGAACAAGTTTTGAATAATAGAAACACAAACAAAGCACTTGCAGAAATGGGAAAAGCAACTAATAATTTCAATGTAACATTCAACAATTTGCAGGACACAACCGCTTTTGCTATGATGAATCAGTTGAAGGCATACAACCGACAGTTAGCAATAAATGGTGTAATTTAAGGGGATACAGAAAATGCAGAAATTAGTTTTTATAAACGGCAATGGATCAGAAATAGATTTGACTAGCGGTAATTTCGGAATCGTAAATTGGGCGGGTCTTTCAAATACTTCTCTTAATATTCAGACACAACAAGTGCCGTTTGAAGATGGCGGTGTTTTCCTTGATGCACTTATGGAGCAAAGGGAAATTGAAGTAACTGTTGCAATCTATGACGGGAACAATCTTGAATTGCGTTACCAGAAAAAGCGTGAACTTATTTCTGCATTGAATCCAAAGCTTGGCGAAGGAACTTTAATTTATACAAACGATTATTTATCAAAGCAGATTAAAGCCGTGCCACAGATTCCGTTATTCGAAAACAAGAACAGTAATGACGTAGGAACGCTTAAAGCGTCTGTTGTCTTTTCGTGTCCCTCACCATATTGGGAAGATTTGGAAGAAACAGTTGTTGAAATAGATTCTTTTGGGACAATCATTGAAAATAACGGAGATGTCCCGACACAACCAAAAATAGAATTTCAAAATGATAATGTAAACCTTATTACAAATTCTTATATATTTAACGGCAGAACTGCACAGGAAATTAAATTAAAAGGAACTTTTAAAACAAATGTATTTGTAAACACAGAGGTGGGAAAAAAAGAAGTATATACAAAAGAAATAACAGAATCAAATATTTTGTTTGGTATAGATTCGCTTACAGAATGTTATATTGCAAAATCAGAATTTTATAACAGTTATTTTAAAGTTGATAACATTTATCATAATGACAAATATTATTTGCAAAGAAGCAATGATTGTATTACTTGGGAAACTATAAAAGAATTGGATAGAAGTTATACAAACATAATAGCGATAGGAAATATTATATTATTATACAGTACACAATCTGATACCTTTACAGTTTCGCAGAATTTAACGGATTGGTACAACGAAACAAGCACGGGACAAATAAGTAGTCTTGCAGTATCACCAACAACAAGTAATGATTATTATACAATTTATGTTGATACATTTAACGATGGTTTTTCTTATAGCAGATGTCAATTTGAAGGTGGTGTTGCAAGTTTTTCAAATTGGACTTTAATAGATATAGAATCTATTGTTAATATTTTATACAACCCATACTTAGAAAATATAGTTTTAATTTTGCAGGACAAAAGATGTTTTATCGGAAATTGGTATAGCGGGTTTGAATATGCAGGAACTTGCAATTATACTACAAGTAAAATCACTTATATTAAAGCAACTCACAAAATGGTCAAATATGGCACACAATATGGCTATCTTGAAGAAAGCATTGATGGTGTAACTTGGACAGAATTGCCAGCACTAGACGCTAATGCAATGGATATTTCGTATATTGAAAAAGAATTACTATACGTTGCGGTTGGTTATATACAAGTAGATACGCACCTCGAACCACGTTTATTATTAAGTGCTGATATGAGAGTATGGGAAGAAATCCCGATAACGTTTGCAAAAAATGATGTTGGAAGATTTAAGCAGATAATCTATAACGAAAACAAAAGGACATATTTTATTTCTTGTAATTTTCAAAATAGCGGTGGTAGTTATGTTATTTTGTTTGAAACAGACTTAAAAACAAAACAGAATCAAATTGATAAAATCACAAATACAAGTGATTTAACATTTCAGTTAAAGAACGGGGCAAATAACATCACTTTTGGTGGTTGTTATAAATGTATTGTAACTTATCGTCAAAAATATATCGGGGTATAAAATGGAATATCTGGGTTATTTATTTGTAACATTTGGAATCCTTTTAATGATTATATTTGCAATAGGTGGCAGATAATGAGTTATAAAGAAAAACCACAAATCAAATTATATGAATACGAAGGCACGCAATTTATTCTGTTGGCAATTATTGACGATTACCAAGAATGCAGTTTTGAAGATAACAGATTTCAAGCGGGGCAGTTTTCTATTTGTATAAATTACAATATCCCGAACGCAAAACTATTTGAACGGGGCTTGTGGGTTCAGTTTGGAAACGATGCTTTTAAATTCGGTGAAATCTTGAACGTTTCTGATTCAATTGGCGAAGATGGAAAGGGTAGCCAATTAAGAGTTATTACAGGATTTGACGCAAGATATATTTTCAAGCGAAGGATCATTAAAAATCTGAATACGGCTGAAAGTTGGCAGATGACCGATAAAGGCGAAATCTGTATGCGTAACTTAATCAAAGACCAATGCGGAAGCGGGGCTGAAACAAAAAGACGTCTGCCGATTAATAATACTATTCCAGATTCAGCAGAAGCAATCGGCAAAATATATTCTGTTTCCGAAAGCTTTACAAATCTTTATGAAGTTTTGAACACGATAGCAACACAAAGCGAAATCGGGTGGCGGATAAGATTTAACGGGGAAATGACCCTTGAATTTTACGAAGGAACAGACAGACAAAGCACAGTCAGATTTGATACAGATTATGAGAGTTTATCAAATGGAGAATTTAAAGATTCTGCCGAAGCGTTCGCAAATACTGTTTATATTGGCGGAAAAGGAACGGGCAACGATAGGGATATTTACGAAGGGGAAGCCGTAATAAATAAAGAGCTTTTGAAACTTGAAAAAGATTCGGATGATTTGCTTGTTTTGGAATCTGGAAGCGATGAGCATTTAATTGTTGGCGGTATTCTTGCAAAAGGAATAACAAGATACGAAGCGTGGGACAATCAGTCATCAATGACAACTGAAAGCGAATATGAAGCCGAAGCACTTTCAATGCTGAATCAGTACGGGCAGACATTGACAGTTGCAGGGCAGGGGTTGGCGAAATGCCCTTATGAATACGGCAAAGAATATAACGTTGGCGATATTATAACTATTGCATTTAGCGGAAAGTCAGCAGTAGTTCAGATTTTAAGTGTTACGGAGCATTGGATATTTGGCAACTACGATTTGGAATTTACTTTTGGAAAACCGCAACCAGATTTGAATAAACAGTTGCAGTTGATTTTGAAGCAGATTCAAAAAGCAAGCAATAAAAGTTCTACAACTGATTCTGTTATGTGGTATACTATACCAACAGATACAGAACAGGCAAAAGGCGATGTTGTATATAATACAATTGGTTTTGTTGGCGAATGTGCAAGCGGTGGTTCTACTTTCAAACTGTATCTGGATGATGAAAAGACAGGTGCGAAAACATATCACGTTTATTTTAAACAGTTGGCGGGCGGTAATTTAACCTTGACCACAGGAAAAACGGGTGCGGTTGATTTGGTTCTCAATAGCGGGACTTATGTAACAATTATCTATGTTGATGATGAAGGCAACATATATAAAATAGCGTAAAGGGGTATAAAATGAGCGATAAGACAATTAATGAACTTGTGGAATTGACAGATGCAGATGATAGTGATGAACTTGCGATTTTTGACGTTTCTGCCCAGAAAACAAAAAAAATAACTAAAGATAATTTCCTTAAAAACTTAGGAAAATCAAGCGTTACAAGATTTGATACAGAAGCCGAAGCAATACAAGCTTTATCCATTCCAATTGGGCAAGACGGATATTTGGGTGACGATGCTTTGGTAATTGTTGATGATTTGAATGCTTATGTAAAAGGAGAAGATAGATGAAACAATTCATTGTAAACAGACACACAGACCCGTCAAATCCAACACTTGACGAAGTGCCAACAGAGAAAGTTCCCGTATATGACACGGAAGCAGACGCAGTTGCAGATTTATCGAATCTTGAAGAAAATCAAATCGGATTTATCAAAGACACGGGCAACGAGTTATCACAACCTATAGACACAGTAGAAAGCGGAAACCTGCACGCAGTTACTAGTAATGCAGTAGCGAAAAGTTTGAGTTATTCAACGACAGAACAGGCAACGGGCGGAAAATGGATTGATGGAAAGCCGATTTATCGCAAAGTTATAGAAATTAACAGTGTTACTGCAAGTGCTAGTTCGCAGGGTTTTTCACACGGAGTTACAGGACTTGAAAAAATTATTACTCTTTATGGAAATTGCGTAATTTCAAATAGGGAAAGAATGTTTCCTTATTTCGATAATGAAAATAGATGCTTTGTTGTGTACTACGATAGCACAAATATTCAAATGTTTTTTGGATATAGTGCAACAAATCTAAAAATTGTTATCGAATATACAAAGGCATAGGAGTGTAGAAAAATGGTATTTATAGTTAAAGTAATAAACGGAGTAAAAAAGATAATCCCCGTAACCGCAGACGCAGGTGCAGGAAATCCTGTAGGCTCATATCTTTACTTGGAAAAGAAAAGCAATCCACAGGGCTATTTATATTGTGACGGTTCAACTTTCGACGAAACAAAATATCCTTTGCTTTACGCATATCTTGGAAGTAACGTACTTCCCGATTGGCGAGAGTTTTCTGCCGTAGGAGCAGAGCAGAACACGACATCAAGCAATATTGCAACACACGATGTTTATACACAGGGTGAAGAGAAAGATGACCAATTCCAAGACCACGGACATAAAAAATATTGGATTGATAGTGCAGGTATTTCGATTAATAACGATTACCCAGGCACTTATAATTTCCAAGACCAATATAATAGTGTAATTGAGAATGGAGCAAGCGGAAGAGCAGGCACAGTTACCCGTGGTAAGCGTAAAGCGGTATTCATTTACATCAAAGCAACAAGCGGACTTTCAGAAAATGCACAGGACAACGTAATCAATACACTTAACGAACAGAGAAGTTACAGTACGGAAGAACACTTGACGGGGAAAAAGTGGATTGACGGAAAGCCGATTTATAGAAAAGTTATAGATTGTGGAATGTTGCCGAATGCGACCTCTAAAAGTACGGCAACAGGCTTAACTAATATAGGCACTATTATTTCAATAAAGGGAATAGCAAATACAACAGACGCTAATACTTGTGTGCCTATCCCGTATGTTTCAATAAATGCAAATGATACAAGCCTTAACATTGCTTGTTATTATGCAAACGGGAATATTATATTAAAAACATTTATTGATATGACGGTATACACAAAAAGTTACGTTACCCTCGAATACACCAAGACAACCTAAACGGCAAGGGCGGTATTTTTGACACGGAGAAAAAATAGTTTTATACTGTTTTTCGGGGGTTGGCTTTATCAAGTCAAATTTCAGTTGGGCATCGCAGATTGGCAACAAAAAGCGGGGTGGTAAAATGAATGATGAAGAACAGGAAAGAAAAATTACTGTTATCGAGCAAAGACAAGCAACAATGGAAAGCGACATAAAGGAAATCAAGACCGATGTAAAAGAAATGCCAGATAAAATCGTGCTTAAAATAAATGAATCTGTCGATATGAAAATAAAGCTTGCGATTGCAGAAACAGAAAAAAAGTATATGGGAAAGTTTATTGCACTTTTAATCGGATTGATTGGGGAAGCAGTAGGCTTGATTATCTCATTTATAAAATAGGGGGCGAAGATGAAAAATCCGCAGAGTTTGGCAATAGAATTAAATAATCAATTTCCGAATTCTACGATGAAAGCAATAGGGGATTTTGCTTGTTGTTGTTTTACTTTATTCTGGTATTTAGATTTAGATTTTACAGATATTGAAGCAATCCAGACAGTAGGAAAACTGATAAATAAAAAAGTTGATAATGATATATGCCTTGATGATGAATGCACTGTACATTGGTTTCCAATTATTAAAGCCTTGACAGGTCGTGAAGTTGAAAGCGTTTCTGAAAAAAACATAACAAGCTTAAAGGGGATAAAAGGAAAAGCGATTGTAAAATTTGGAAACGGAAACGAGAAGCATTGGGGCGGTGTAAAAAATGGGGGTGTGGTTTTCGATTCGCTTGGAAAATCTAAGACAATCGCAGAAGGGAAACCCGAATTGATAAAGGTTATAAAAATAAAGGGGGTGAAATAATGGCAGAAGAAAAGACAGAAGAAAAAGGCATCAAGGCAAAAACTGTTTCTTTAATCGGTAAAATTGTAGGTGGTTCAATTATCCTTGTCGGCTTTATCTTAAAAGCTTTCGGGATCTGGAATTGTGAAGTCAATGATTTAATCAAAATAGGATTTGCAGAAATGGCAGTTTTCGGAACTATCGACATTAATATTGCACTTGATAAGTTTATCAAGAAGGGGGACGAATGAACACAATTACAATTATTCTTGTTGCACTTGCAATCATAGTAACTATGGGGGCGGTTATATATGCCCTTATCCGTGACAGAATTGCACAGAAAAAAGAAATCAAAGAACTTAAAAACGAAATCAATTCAGCACACGAAAACGTCAAGCAACTTTCGGAATATATTAAAAATGCTGATAAAATCAGAAAGGAAGAAAAGGAATATGCAGAAAAAATCAAGGAAGCGAAAACCGATGAGGAAGTACACAATATTATTAATGATATTATTGCCCTTAATAATTCAAGGGTGCAGAACGACTAAAGTTAAAAAAGAAATTGTCCTTCCACCGAAACCGCAAAGGCAGGAATTGAAAGCCCCGCAGGACTTGAAAGACATTGCAGATATTATGAATTACTATGAGCATCTAGTTGAACAGTGGGAAGCGTGGGGTGAAACTGTTTCTATTTTGACAGAAGAAAAAAAATGAAGTAATATAAAGTTACTCTATCTTACTTAGCCCCCTAGCTTAGTTGATTGAGTAAAAAAATCGGTTCCCACCGTTCCCCTGCGATTCTTGAAATGCAACGTTTCCGCAGGGGTTTTTCTTTCCCTAAAAATGCCCGTAAAAGCCCCTAGAAAGCCCGTAGACGCATTTATTTTGAAAAATAGTATAATATCATTACCGAAGCATTTTGAATGCGTTATACGCAATATTTAAGGGAAATTAGCGGAAAATAGCGGAAATTTTCCCTAATTTGAAATACTTTACAAAATAAAAAGGTTAGTTTATAATCTTAATTGTTGGAAGTGATGAGCCAACATTAAAATACAATGCAGACCATAAGAAAGGTTTATTTTCTGCTTTAGAATCCCGTTTTTCTGCAATTGGGCGGGTTCGGCTTCATCACCGACTAGAGCAGGAGATAAACCTTTTTTATTCTGCGAAGGAGAAAAAATTGAAATTAAGCAAAATTAAATTTGCGAAAGTTTATGTAAAAACACACGGAAAATGTGCTTATTGTGGCGATGAATTAAACACAAATGATTATTCAATCGACCATATACAACCTAAAAGTAAGGGCGGGGGAAATAATGACGGCAATTTATTTTTATGTTGTAAGTCTTGTAATTCCAGAAAGAAAAACAGAACATTAAATGAATTTAGATTCTATGCAACATTGAAAGCTTGCGAAATGCCACATTTCAAATATGAGCAATTTTTATATTTGAAAAATAATATATGCGATTTTGAACGACAGTTTTTTCCGCACGGACAAGTTGTATTTTATTATGAAACTTTGGGAGAATAAAAAAAATGGAAAACGAAACACCGAATTATTATGCAATCATTCCTGCTGATGTAAGATATGATGAAAGATTAAAAGCAAATGAAAAATTGATGTATGGGGAAATTACCTGTTTATCAAATAAACTTGGTTATTGTTTTTCTTCAAATAATTATTTTGCGGAACTTTATAATGTAACCCCGCAGGCAATAAGCGGTTGGATAAAGAATCTGGAACGTTGCGGATATATAACTTGTGAATATTTACACAACGGAACAGAAATAAAAGAACGCAGAATCAGAATGACCAATTCAAGAAATGATGAAAAGGGCAATTCAACAAAACTTGAAAAGGGTATAAATGAAACTTTAAAAGGGTATAAACAAAACTTTAAAGATAATAATACAAGTGATAATAATACAAGAACTAATACTACAAGATATATTCCAAAGCATAAAAACGGCACTTGTAATAATGTTTTATTGACTGATAAAGAACTTGCTTCATTATGTGAAGAACTTGGTCCAGATAAAGCAAAAGCCGTTATAGATAACTTTTCAGAACTTAAAGAAATGAAGGGTTATAAATATAAATCCGATTACCTTGCAATTAAAAAATGGGGAATAGATGCTTATGAAAAAAACGGGCAGAAAAAAAGTTTTAATAATTCCGCATCTGATGATAAAATAGATTTATTCACTATGGGGGCTAAAAATGGAAATTGTTAAGGGAATTCCTTCTTTCGATATTTTGAAAGATCTGGAAGGATTGGAAATTATCAAGGAAGAAAGCCTTGATGTTTTATGTGAGAAACACGGCATCTTTAAAGGCATAATTCAGACAAGAAAAAACGGGGACAAGATTTATTCTGAATGTCCGAAGTGCAAGGCAGAAAGGGAAGCAGAAATTGCAGAACGTGAAAAGCTGAATACAGAAAGAAAAGAAGCCGAAAGGATTTCTAAAAATGTGCAGGAAGGAAATATTGAAATTGATTATCAGTCTTTGACTTTTGAAGATTACAAAACAGAAACCCAGCAACAGAAACGGGCATTGGAAGCCGTTCAAGATTTGATGCAGGGCAAGAAAAAGAAAGTTGTCCTGCTAGGTGAAACGGGACTTGGAAAAACAATGCTTGGAAGTTTAGCGGTCAAATATATGGGCGGGAAGATTTACCGACAATATGATATTGCAACAATGATTCGGCAGTCTTATTCATTCAATGCAAAAAAAACAGAACTTGAAATTGTGGAAGAACTTTCTAGCATTCCGCTTCTTGTAATTGATGAAGTTGGCAAGGTTGGAAATTCGGAAGCCGTGCGAAATTGGTTTTCTGCAATCATTGATAAAAGGCATACAAGAAAACTTCCGTTGATGTTGTGCGGAAATCTGCACTTCAAGCAGATGTGCAAAAATAAAGGTTGTCCAGAATGTTTTGAAAACTATTTTGGCAACGATGTTCTTTCAAGGCTTTCACAAGATACAACAATCGTTATTGTAAAAGGCAAAGACGAAAGAAATCTTGTGAATTATAATTTATATTACTAGGGGGAAATATGTTTGTAGACGAATTGAAAAACTTTCACTTGAAAATCGGAAAGGAAGAAGAACAATGGATAAATGAAAACGTTGAAAAGCTAGACGAAAATCAAAAGTTGAACTTTTCAAGAGAGTTGCAGAACTACAAGGAAATAACGATTCTTGCATTAAAAAAAGTTTATCAAGAAATCACGGGCAAAAAAGCAAAAGAACATATATGGGCAATCTGCCTTGAATGCGGTTGTGAATATGATTATGACCTGCCGTGTTGCCCTGCCTGTTATGATAAAGGTTTTGAGTGCCGTGCAAAAGCAGTAAAGAAATCAGAATTTCAACCGCCTATGAAAGTTATTAGATTTAATAAACATTATATGGGCGGGGATAAAGGCGAACAGATTTGCTATACTTGTATTCACAAAAAAGAAAGCTATTGCAGGAACTTCGGAAATCCGAATTGGAACTGCAAGCGGGAAGAATTTGAAATGTGCGAATGCAAGACTTGTTGCGGAATTGCAAAGCGGGCAAACGCAGAACTTGAAAAATCCAGATCCAGAGAAAAATTCAGTTATGCCGTTCCGCTTAAAAGGTGATAAAATGAAAAAGCAGAAGCGGGCAGAAATAAACGCATTCTTTGAAATGTACAAAAAGGAAAAGGGGGATAAAGTGAAATATAATTTTAAGTGTACTGTTTGCGGGGCAGAAGAAGAAAAGGAAATTGCCCTTGCAGATTATGACAGAGAAAAAGAAAATCAGAAATGCACCTGCGGGGGCAAAATGAAACGGGTTATAGAATGGACGGGGATTGCAACGGGAAGCGGTGACGGGTGGCACGGAAAATCAGACGGAAGCAACGCAATATAAAAAAAAGTGTTGACAAGAACTAAAAGAAGTGTTAAGATTAAAACATCAAATATAACTAGGGGGTACAAAATGATTGTACATAATGAACTTGGATTGCCACAGGCATTTATCAACGCATTAAATCTTGAAAAGCACAATGCGGAAGGTTGCTATTCTGCAACAACTCTTTTGAAATCGGCAAGGGAAGTAGTTCTTACAAACCGACATTTTGACGATATTGAAATTGATGTTGCGGACTGCGTTTGGCAGATTTGGGGAACTGCGGTTCACTTGATTTTTGAAAGAGCAGGAATTGAAGGCTTCACCGAAGAAAAGTTTGAAGTTCCTGTTAGCAATTCAAAAGTTACGGGCAGGGTTGATTTGTACGATCTGGAAAACGAAACAATCTATGATTGGAAAACCGCTAGCACTTGGAAAGTACAATTCAACGATTTTACAGATTGGGACAAGCAGGGCTTAATATATGCTTGGTTGATGAAACAGAACGGCTTGAAGGTAAAAGAAATCAAGTTTGTTGCACTTCTTAAAGACCACAGTAAAAGCAAGGCAAGAAAAGATTTTGAATATCCGCAGAAGCCCGTTGTAGTTCATACAGTAAAGGCAACAGAAGAAGCCCTTGCAGAAATCGAAAAATATATTCTTGAAAAGGTGCAGGCTTTTGAAAATGCCGAAAAGCTTTCAGATGCAGAACTTCCACTTTGTACAAAAGACGAA